CTCAAATGCAAGTGTTTAATAGCGGTGTTATCAAAGCAGCACATGCTAAACTCATTAAAGATATGTATCAAAGTCAATATGAGGAAGCAAAAGAAGTAGTTGAGTGGACGGACGAGCAGATCAAAGAGGGCTACTATTACATGACTGCTAAAAAGCGTAAAGAGTTTTTAGCCTTCTTTGAAAAGATTATGACTGCCTGCGATACTTACATTAACACCGGCAAAGCTGTGCGAAAGACTCGAGTTAAGAAAGCACCAAGCAAGGAAAAACTAATTGCAAGAATTAAGTATAAGGAGAGCGAACCTAGTATTGGACTTGCTAGTATTAATCCGCTCAGCATCATTGAATGTAACACTCTTTGGATTTACAACACAAAGAACCGTAAGCTAGGTTGTTATGTAGCAGAAGCGATGGGTCAGGTGTTAACAGTCAAAGGCACAAGTATTATAGGCTTTGATCCTAAAAAGAGTGTATGTAAAACTGTGCGTAAGCCTGAAATACTCAAAGGTGCTGATAAACTTGCAAGAACTAAAATGCAGAAGCAGTTTGACGAAATTAATGCTACAGAGACTGCGATGAACGGTCGTCTAAACGAGCATATTATTCTGATTAGTACTTTCTAAAAAGATAAATAGTATTATGGCACAAAATAGCATAGGATATTCGAGTAGGCAGGATTTGATCAGAGAGTTACAGTTACGTCTTGCAGACGGCATTGTAGATGTAGAACTTGATCGAGAACATTACGATGTTGCAATTGACTTAGCACTATCTAAGTATCGGCAACTTAGTTCGGGATCGGTTGAAGAAAGTTTAATTTTTATCCAAACTCAGGACGGTGTAACAGAGTACACCCTACCTAACGAAGTACAAGAAGTACGTAGATTGTATCGCAGAGGCGTCGGCACTAACAGCGGCGGCGGCACCAATTTTGACCCGTTTGATGTAGCATTTAATAACACGTATATGTTACAAGCAGGCCAAATGGGTGGCCTAGCAGTTTTTGATGCATTTGCACAATATAAAGAAACTATTGGTCGTATATTTGGAAGCGAATACAACTTTCTATGGAACCGAAATACTAAAGTGTTAAAATTACTACGAAATGTTCGCGATGCAGAAGAAGTAATGGTCGGTGTTTATAATTTTATTCCCGAACAGCTATTACTAGGTGATGTGTATGCTGGCACGTGGTTAGCATCATATGCACTGGCACAGTGCAAACTAATGTTAGGTGAAGCTCGTAGCAAGTATGCTAGCGGCCTTCCTGGCGCAGGCGGCGCTATTCAGCTTAATGGTACTGAGCTCAAAGCAGAAGGCCAGCAAGAATTAGAAAATCTCAAAATGGCCATTCACAATATGGAAGAAGGCAACAGTCCTCTTGGTTTTATCATAGGTTAAAAATGATTATTGGTTTAGTTGGTTTTATTGGCAGCGGCAAAGATACTGCTGCACAAGAGTTTGTAAAATTAAATTATAACAAAGATAGTTTTGCAGCACCACTTAAAGATGTGTGTGCAACAATGTTTGGTTGGTCTAGAGAGTTACTCGAAGGCGACACAGTAGAAAGCCGAGAGTTTCGTGAAACCCCTGACATGTTTTGGACTCGCAAACTAGGCATTGATAATTTTACACCTAGACTAGCACTACAACTTATTGGTACTGATGTACTACGTAATCATTTTTCACAAGACATTTGGCTTAACAGTTTAGAATATCGCATTAGGAAAAATACGCTAAACAACGAATTCATTGTTATCAGCGACGCCCGTTTTAAAAATGAACTTGAGTTAATTAAAGATATGGGCGGCAAGATTGTGTGGGTCCGCAGAGGTGAACTTCCTGAATGGTATGATGTTGCTGCTAGCGCACACACCGGTAATGCTGTAAGCCGTAAGATTATGCAGACGCGATACAGAGATATTCACGAGAGTGAGTGGAACTGGGTAGGCTTTAAGCCCGACTACACTATTTTTAACACCAGTACACTAGAAGACTTACATCACCGCGTACTAGAAATCAACTTAGATATTAAAAAGCCTCGCTTAGTTGCAGTCTGAGGCTATTTAGCAAAAACCAAATAATCTACTGCACTTCAAAATCAAATAATACCGGTTTTCTTCGTTTTCGCATAAATACTTGCATAGGAAACATTAACCTATTAATGGGAGAATAACATGGCAACATTAGTTTCACCTGGTGTTAGTATTAGCGTAACAGATGAGAGCTTCTATGCTCCAGCTGGTACAGGTACCGTTCCTCTTATCGTAATTGCAACAGCACAAGATAAGAGTACACCAGACGGTAGTGGCACAGCAGCTTATACTACAGCAGCAACAGCAGGCAAGGTACAGTTGATTACCAGCCAAAGAGACCTGCTTACAAATTTTGGTAATCCAACTTTCAAATCAAGTGGCGGTACTCCGCTACACGGTCATGAGCAAAACGAATACGGCTTAATGGCAGCTTATAGCTTCCTAGGTATCGCAAATCGCGCTTATGTAATGAGAGCAAACGTTGACTTAGATCAGCTAACAGCAAGTGCTGCTGCACCATCAGCAGCAGCAGCAAACGGTTCTTATTGGTTAGATACAGCTAACACTGTATGGGGACTGAAGAGCTGGAGCGGTACCGCATGGGTACGCCAGACTGTTAAAGTGCCTGCTCCAAGTGATATGAGCTCACCAACAAGTATTAAACCTGCTTTTGGTAGAAACGGCGAATTTGCAGCAGTTTATTTTGAAAATGATGGCGATACTGCTGCTACAGTTAAATTACATCACAAGTTAGCAGGTGTTTGGTACGTAGTTGGTTCAGCTGGCTGGGACAGCGCAAGCGGCAAAGATTTCCAAACAGCACGACATACTGCCCTACCTTCAATCAAGAGTGGTGGCGGTGCATTAGCTGAAGGCGACTTAATGCTACAAGTTAGCAGTCCAAACAACGGTACAAGCATTGTAGTTAAAGTTTATAATGCAACTTCGGGTCAATGGGTTAGCGAAACTGTTGAGCAATATGTTAATTCTGCTTCAGTTTTCACAATCTATGGTGATAACTTAAGCGAAGGCGACCTTTGGGCCGACTTTACTACCGCCGATGCAACAATTACTCTACGTCGTCACAACGGTGACAGCAGTTTAACTGTTACATCTAGCGCAGCATTAGGTGCTACAAATGTAAGCACTCATGCAAATAAAATATCATTTACTATTGCAGTAAACGAGGGAACAGCAGTACCTGTAACATTGAGTTCAAATACCGCAGGTATTGCTAATGTAGACAATATTGTAGCAGACATCAACAGCGCATTATCAGGTGCAAACGCCACTGTTAGCTTTACTACAAATGTACTTGCTAGCAATCTAAGCGGAAAAGTTAGAATTGTTGATACTTCAGGCAGCGACATTTTACTTGCAGCGGGTAACGTTTCAGGATTTACTCCAGCTAACTTAAGCCTAACAGCAGATACGCCTTATACAAACTGGGAAGTACTAAGTTACGAAGCAAGTGCTACTGAAGTAGTGGGCGAAACAGCTAATGGTACATTATGGTTTGATAACGTAGTCAGTGCAGATAATATTGACATCCTTGTTAATCAATCAGCTAACGGTTGGGTAACATATTCAAACGACATTCAGGTAACCGCTAGCGAGCCAACTAAACAAAGTGACGGATCAACAACACTAGCAACTGGCGACTTATGGATTGATGGCGGAGATTTAGAAAACTTCCCTGTAATCTACAAGTGGAGTGCAGATGATGAGTGGGTGTTAGTAGACAACACAGACCAAGTCAGCGGTGACGGCATTGTCTTTGCAGACTTTAGACCACGTGCTGATACGCTTTCTGCAACTATGGATGCAGATGCGCCAAGACCTGAGAACTTACCAATTGGTATCTTAGCTTGGAATAAGCGTGCCAGCGGTGGCAACGTTAAACAGTATAACGACGTTTACATAATCAGTGGCAACGATATTGGTCCTAAGTGGGTTGACTACTCGGGTAACAAACCAGACGGTTCACCATATATGCTACGTAAGGCACAGCGTCAGTCAGTTGTACGTCAGATGCAGGCAGCACTAGCAGCCAGCGAAGAAGCAAGAAATGAAACAAATCGTTTCAACTTACTTGCTGCTCCAGGTTATCCTGAGCTAATCGACGAAATGATCAGTCTAAATGTTGACCGCAAGGAAACAGCATTTATTATTGCTGATGCTCCTCTACGTTTAACTTCGAGTGCAAGTGCTACACAAGCATGGGCCACTAACAGTGGTAATGCAGACGAAAATGGTGAAGATGGCTTAGTAAGTAGTTCACCGTATGTAGGCGTATACTATCCTCATGCGTTAACAACTAACCTTAATGGTACAAACGTGTTACAGCCAGCAAGTCACATTGCTCTACGTACACTAGCGTTTAATGATCAGGTAGCTTTCCCATGGTTTGCACCAGCTGGCTTCCAGCGTGGTCTAGTAAGCAATGCCACAAGCGTAGGTTACTTAGATGCAGCAAGTGCAGAATATGTATCGGTTGCACTAAGCGAAGGTCAACGTGATAGCTTATATGTTAACAAGATTAACCCAATTGGTAACTTCCCAGGCAGAGGACTAGCAGTGTTTGGTCAGAAGACTCTAAACCCTGTGTCAAGTGCGTTGGATCGTGTTAATGTTGCACGTCTAGTTGTTTACATTCGTGAACGATTAGATGACATCATGAAACCATTCTTGTTTGAACCAAACGATGAAATTACTCGTCAAAACGCAAAGGTTGTAGTTGACCGTTTCTTAGGTCAGCTAATAACACAGCGTGGATTGTTTGACTTCTTAACAGTGTGTGATACTTCAAACAACAC